AACCGCTATACAGAAGTATATAAATCTTTTAAGATATTTTTTTAACATAATCTAAGATGCGTGTGGGCCGAGATTTTTTAAAATATGGCTTATCTCTAGCACTAGGGGAACTCGAGCCCACGTCGTCTGCATCGTCAATTTATACTGCAACCTTTTGTTCTGTTGCTGGTTCTGTTGTTTCCGCTTCGTACTTCGCTTTGTACTCGGCTTCTGCGTTTCTCATAGCATTGTTCCAGTCTGCTTTACTTAGGCCTGTGAACCTTGTTATGATACCGTCACTCATTATCTTGAACGAACCACACAACTTGTGAGAACCGTCTTCTGCGATCTTGTGTACTACACCTGTTGCCTTACCATCGGCATTCTCTCTGCCCATGATGTACATATAGTTTCCTGATCTACCTCTCCACTTGTTGTTGGTCTGTGTGTCTTCTTGGCATCTAGATCTAATCTGATCTACTACCAAACTTGCTTTTGCTGAACATTTATACATGTCTTTCTCTCCTTTGTTACCACTATTATACATGGTAATGGTATAACCGTCAACTGGCAGAAAAAGTCGCTATTTTGTTGGTTATTTTAGGTTGGCAAGTATGGCCGCTTCTTTGGCTTTGGCGTTTTCTAGTTTTCTCTGTTTCTCTAGTTCTACTTCTTCTGGGTCAGGTTGTTTCTCTGGCTCTAGTTTGGTAGGTACTTCTATGGGCATACCTGTGTTGTTGAACCATCTGCCATCTGCTGTGGATGTGCAAGGACTATAGAAGTTCGTCTTCTCATTAATCATTGGATCTTTGCGTGTTATCAATCTTCTCTTTTTATATAACTTTCCTGTATAGATCGAACCATCTTTCTGCAACAGGTGATCATCGTATAAAGATCCATACACCCTGTCTATCATGATGTACTCGTCACCGTCCTCGTCTTTCTTCTTCTTTGCTTTGTCGTAGGATGCCGGCAGTGTGTTCAACGTGTTTGGGTAATACCTGTTGGTGTAGGAATGGAACTTCTGTTGTTCAAACTTACTGGGTGCAGAGTCTGTGATCTTGCCCAGACCTTCTAATAATTTTTTAGTTTTTTCACTTGGCATAATATTTTAGCATACACCAAGAAGGTCCAACTCCAGCCTCGCCATCTTATTGGCTATTATATCCATCATCGACGTAGAGCGTCTCTAATTAGATTTGCAAATGAGAACTGGCATTGACCCTCTCTGGTGATTTGCTGTGTTAATTATACAGAATTTTTATTATAAGTCAACCACACCCAACATCTTGAAGTGATCTTGTATTGTGTATGTGTCTAGATCAACTGTATTGCCTCGCACATCTTTGATCACTTTGGTGTATCCTGCCAACTTGTATCTACGGAATGGGTACTCCCAGTTGCCTGCCTGTTGCCAATCACCTTCCAGTATGTGTTTGTCTGTGTCATCTATGAAGCACAATGGCATCTGCAACACAAGTTCCGCTGATATCTTGTCATGTAGGTATGCGGTTATGATCTTGTTCTGAGGGATCACGTGTTCGAGGTGTTGTTTACCTTCCATGTCATGTGCCTTGTAATGGTATCCCATGGGTGCCAACTGTTTCTGCATGGACCTAATGTAAAGCACCAAAGAAGTTTTTATGTGTTTCTTTGTTGCCTGACTCCATTTGTCGTTGAACAGATCCGCTTTCATGTGATCTATGTATTCCGCAAGTTCCTTGAGTTCTGGCCTTTCCTTGCTCTTGAAATTGATCTCAGGTAGGTTAATAAGGTTTTGGAAGTCTATCATTGAACTGCTCCTCTGTTATCATCTCTAATACAACTGCGTCTGCACCATTCTTGTAGTGTTGCTCTACTTCTGCAAGTATATCTTTATAAGGTAAACCGTATCCATATTCTTCTTCTTCCTCGAAGAAGTTTATGGAGTCAGGCACAACTTTGATAACTCTGCATATGTAATAGCAAATTTTATTTGACATACTTGTTGAACGCCGTCTGTGCCTCTGAGTCTGGTGCTATATCACTCTCGTCCAGTTTCAGTGTCACATTCTGCATATAACTTGGTTCAAATCCTTCTGGTTGTTCTATCTGATACACTTCTTTAAGCATATGGCCCATTGCCACTGGTGCGTCCCATCCAACACCGTTTGCGTGTTGCCATTGTTTCTTGGTGGCCGTGTGTATGAGTGTGGCACTTGGACAAACTTCTTTAGTGGTCATCAGCATCTTCAACATCCAACCCTCAGGCAGTCTGCTCAATCTCTTAGCCTCTGCACCCATCTGGTACTGCTTCATGAGTCCTATGAACAGACCCTGGTTGATCTCTCCACCTTCCTCGTCACCATAAACTGCTTTAATGGCCGTGAGTGCGTCCTTCAAGCCTTGCTCACCCGCCATCTTTATGCCTTTGTATGCGTAATCAAAATGTGAGAAATAGTGCTTGTTTGGTCCACACTTACCTGGACTCTTCCTAACACGTTTAGGCTCGAGGTCAATCTCACACTCGTCGAATACTTTTTGAACTGCGTGTGCTGTTGCTACCCTTTCTGTTTCCGTTTCTCCCATCTTGTATCTGTGTAGTAGACATCTGTGTATCTCTTCTGTTCCTGCTCTCAATATACCTGAGTCGTTGACAATCTCGAACGCTTCTGCATCAAAGGCCGGCTCATGGTATCTTGGTCCAACCAAGTAATGCCAATGCAACTGCTCTATGTTGTCCATCGAATATGTACAGTGTTTCTCCGTCTGAACGTTTCACAGCCGACACAGGGCAACATACCCTAGGGTCGAACTTCTTCATGATGTTCATCACGTGTCCTGCCCTCACGTCTCTCTGTACTGAATAATTGAATGCGAAGTGTTCCAATGGATGATCTTCAACACCTCTAGGCAACAGTCTGCCTTTTGCTATTTGATTCTGTAGATTAACTTTGGCTTCTGCCAACTTGCTGTTCCAATTCGGAACGTCTTCTGGTGCTTCTTTCTTGACTTCGTTTACTACGTCTAGAAGCATTTTTACTTTGCTCATATTATCTCCTATAGTTAATGAGTGCAATCGAGGGCAGAATTCCTACGATAGGATAAACCCTAAATTACCTCTTTATTATAGCAGATTTCTGAGATCTGTCAACCTACGTTGACTTTGTTGTGTCAACATACAGGCAGGAGTGTGCTTCACTGTCTATGTAATAGCCAAAAATTGCAAATGTTTCCACCATGTCCTTGGCTTTCTGTTCTGCCTGTTCAACGCATTTGTCTTCTGTTGCGTAGAACTTGACAGGATCTTCCTCGAACAAGGTGCAGGGGTTACCTAATGTACATATAACTACTAGAACTTTCCACATATACTGTAATTATCTCATTTTCTTCTTGCCAAGGAGGTCCCTCACTGTGTCTTTGCAGGCATCGTGCCAGTATACGCCGGACTCCCGTAGTTTCTCGTTGGCTGTACGCAGTTTCTCCAACTTGCGTTCTATTGTTTTGAATTGTTTCATAGTTAGAGCTCGATCAACCTGTTTCTCCAACTTGTTCAGCACTGAATCAATTGCAGGGCAAGTGATGTCAGGCACTTTCGGAGCCTTCTTACGGATCTTTGACCAATATGCGGTCTTCGTTTTTGGTCGTTTCACACTAATATTTAGGTGTAAGTTATAGGAAGTAATGTGCTAGTGTTTTGTGATGACCCAGGCTCTGTGGTAGAAGTCGTCTATGTTCTTTTGTATGAGGCTTTTTGCCATCCCTGTGGCTTGTATCTCGTCCTCGAAAGGACCATGCTCTGTCTCTGTGGTGTGATCTATTGTACTCTTGTCGTTGGGGTCTTTGTGTGTGCCTTCAATTACCCAATACCTGTTTGTGATTTTACCCATTTATATTAATGTGATGCAACCGTATAAGAATATTGATGTGTAAACAACGATAATAGTCCACATCACCTTGCTCATTTGATCTTGTGTCTCTTCTCGTGTTTTCTGTGACCTTTGTGACTGCCCATGTAGTAGTCACCTGGCTCGTAGTCCCAAGGTTTGCCGTGATGTCCACGGAAGTCCGCATAGGCCATTCTAAGTTTTACCAGAATTTTCACTAATGGGTTGTGGCTCACTCTCACTTCTTTACTAACGTCCTATTTTTTTCTTTCTACCCATGGGTATCTGTTGATCTTTGACGAAGAGCTCTCCACCCTTTGTCATCCATTCGATAGTTATCATCTTTGCTTTAGAATTGCCCTGAAATGATTTTACTGCCTTCTTGAAAGACATTGCCTCAACTTCTTTGGTTTCTGTTCCGTCTGTAATTTTAAATATTCTATTTTTTGGCATATAAAGTAATTTAGCACAAAGTTGACAGAACGTCAACCTTAAGGTATAATTATATTTGTAAATGTTGATCACGGCGAAATAAACATTTCGGACGTCGGGGCAGTACCGACCACCTCCACCAATTATTACGGGTGGCTTATGTAATCCCTTGACTTAACAGTTGGTATGTCTGAATTGAGATTAGCGGCGTAATAACCAATAATCCCAGGGGTTTGGTCCACCTTGCAACAGAACGGACCATTTTCATTAAATATCTACATGTACGAACTATTTGCAACTTTCTGTATACTAGTCAACGGAGTACCTGAATGTACTACCTATAGTGATACTGATAAAAAGATATACAAGGATCTCCAAACATGTGAGGAGAGGGCAGAGTACAGGTTCTATGAAACTGCGGGCGGATTCATGCAGTACAACATACCGTTTGAATCAATTGTAATTGGTTGCAAGGGCGGAGAAGACTCCTAGTCCTTAACGGCGTACCATACACCTTTGCCCGTGACCCTGTGTTTCTCGCCAAAGGCCTCGTTCACTGATTTTTCGACGGTACCCCAGTTGTAATCATCTCCCATGGAATATCCACCACTTTTCAACTTAGGTAGGTATGCTTCTATCTCGTTCTTGACGAAGGGATAGGAATGATCTGAGTCATGGAAAATGAAATCCATTGAGTCATTGGGTATTTGATCTATTATTGCTAGGGATCTTCCCTTTATTATGGTTATCCTGTCTCCCCACTGTTTTGCACCCTCTCGGAAATGCTTCTCGTTCTTGTTGTGATCCCATGCTTGGTCTTGGTTTGTAAACTCTTCCACGGTCAACGTGCCATTTTTCCACCTAGGCTTCTTGTTAAACTGCCAGTCATACTCTGCATTATCTGGTTGCTCCTCCCACGCATCAACACAATACATTTTCACACCTGTATTTCTCATTAGGTGAAATGTTGTGACTCCCACCCATACACCCAGTTCCAATCCTTGTGTCCAGTTGTTATTGTTGGCAAAATTTGCAATTACTTTATATCTGTCCATGTAGTCTCCACTGTTTTAAGTTTACCTCTCGTACCCTTCTCATGGTAGACCAGACAGTGATTGTGCTGTTGTAGATCTGCATCTGTCTTGACATCGAGGTGTCTAATCCATTCGCCATGCTTTAGATTGTTGTATGGCTGTGCCGCGAATATCTTCTTAAGAATAAATTGATCCACTCCTATGGTGTCTGTGTCTTCGATAAGTCTCTGCATCTGGATAGCGGCTTTCTTGGTAAATTCTCTCTGGCTATGATGAAAATTACAGAAAGTGGCCATCAGTCTGTCTTTATATTGAGTAAATGCCATGGCAGACTCTAGTGTGTGTCTTTGTTTTTCATTTGGCTTCCTCAGAGCATAAGCGTCAACATCTGCAACGATTACTGATTGTCCTTCTAACAAATTGTGTCCTAACAGTATGAATCTCTGAGCCTGGCAGTATGTCACATAGGAGTATGGAAACCTAAGCACAGATTCATCTGTAATACAGTAGGTATATGAAACAGGTAATGCTCTTAACCTATCTCTAGACTTTTGTGTTGGATCTATGATATGGACATGTATTGGCAATTTCCAGTGTTCTGTAAACGTCTTATAGAATCTAGGAAAGTACTGATCAAAATACTTGTCATCGCATGAAGTCAGTATCAACCTATTGTGTGTGGGCCAGTCGCCTATGACATTTTTGAACATTAACTTAAGGTGTTTGCTGATTCGTTGAGATCTAATTGATTTGCTATGTCATCACGATCTTGTTGGTTCATGTTGTTTAACAGTGTATTGCTCAACGAGTTTATAGTCCTGTTGGCAGTTGTGATACCCAACTGTTCACAGCTCTTGGTAATTTGTTGTTCTACAGTATATCTGTCGTAGTTGGCTGTATCTATCCTTGAGTCACGCAGTGACTTGGTCGCCACTGCTTCTAGATCAGTAGCATCAGTGACATCAGGCAGTCCACTATCCGCCAGCACCTGGTCTATTATTGCACTCTTGTCAGAGTCCGTGTTTGTGGTGTATATGGGATTTAGATTTTCTTTTTCCTTCTCATAATTAAGAAAGTAATTTTGCCAGTTTGTGTCTTGGGATACAGTGTTCATGAGTTGTCTCAACGTCTCATCTTCTGCAAGTGCCGAATAACTAGTGATGTCAGACAGCGTTTCTATGTAAGTTTCCAATGTTGATAAATTAGAATTCTCTAATGCAACCTGCACATTGATTGCTTCTCTGATTGCAACCAAGTCAGTTGTTGGATCTCCTGCGATTTGTGATATACGAGTCTGTAGGTTCGCCATGTTTCCCGCGGCTGTGTTAACCCTGTTATCCAAGGTTGTTTGGAAGTCTGTGGAGTCAGCAACAACGGAATTCAAAAAAGTCACCAACTGTGTGTTTGAAAACCTCACCGCCGCTGTGGCAGTGGCTAGTACAGTGGTTGTCCTTGCATTGGTGTCAATCAATTGCATAATTTCTTTCAGCCTTGTGAACAAAGGTGCAGTGCTGTCTTCTGTATTTGAAAATTTGTTGTTAAGTGTGCCGAAGTGATCGTTGACATCACGTTGCTTTTCGCTGGCAGGAACGCCGTACAGTTCAGGTATTAATTCTTGCACTGTCTGTACGTTCTGTAAGAGTCCTAGGAAATCCTCAGTCTGTGTTTCGTCTGCAGGCACAGGTACGATGGTAGCATTGATTATAGAAGCGGTGTGCCTCACAATGTCAGTAAGGTAACGTCCAATCTGTAGATGAGGCTGGGCGTTGTACAATGTGTCTAGTGCATCATTTTTCTGTGTTGTGGTGAGGACAGAATTATTCCTTATTGCTGTGTCCAAATCAAATTGAGATTTTATAAACTGAAATCCGTCATCCTTGTCGATTGCTTTGATTTCATTAACGGCATTTTCCAGTGACTGGTTTGAGAAGTTTGGTGTGTTTTCTACTAATGATAATAATCCTTTGTTGACTGTCATGATTATCCTGCGAACACGTCAAATGACGCTCCTATCATCGCACCCCAGTCTGCTTTATCACCTCGCCTTCCAACGCCTATACCTTTTACGAACACAGTTCTAGAACTGCCTGTGAGTTTGGCCGTGTGTGGAATACATTTTGGTGGCTTTGGCGGATATGCCGGGTTGGGTCTAACATGGGGTGCCACCCTGTTACCTCTGACTAATATTGGTTTGCCATTTGCGAAAACTGTGAACTGTGAACACAGCACAGGTTTTGTTCTATCACATCCGTGGCCGGTCTTACATTTGTCTCTGTGTCTGGATATCCTTGGCATAGCAGTATTTATGGATGCCAAAAACTGCTTGGTTTATAACTTAAATTTGCTGAATTGTCCTTTTTTGACGTCTTGCTTGATACCGCCAACGATGTATGATTCCACTTCAGTCTCCTGTGGTGCAACCTGCATACCTTTGCTTGACAGCCAGTGCTGTGTCCACGGCAGTGGATTCGCTGATGCTGATATGTCATACAGTGGATCATATCCCAGTGCTCTCAGTCTCTTATTGGCAATCCACTCAACGTAGTTGCCTAATAGTTTCTCGTTCAGTCCTATGATAGAACCATCCTTGAACAGGTACTTGGCCCATGCCTTCTCTTCTTCAACACAGTCCTTGAACATCTGTATCACTGTCTTCTCTGTTCCTTTCATGGCCTTGGTCATTTCTGCGTCATCGCCTTTTTGCCAAGCCTTGATCACGTGTGTGGATAAGTTCAAGTGTGTGGCTTCGTCCCTTGCGATCAATGATAGGATCTTTGCTGAACCTTCCATGAGTTTCAGTTCGCCAAATGCGAATGTACAAGCAAATGATATATAGAATCTCAATCCCTCTAATAGATTGACTGTGTTCATTGCTAGGTACAGTTGTCTCTTCAATTCAAGCATGTCAACTTTCTTGCCAACCGCATGATCCAATGCCATCTTACCAAACTTGTCATATTCGTATGTGACACTCTTTGCTCTCTTTAATATTTCTTTGTCATCCAAGATAGTATCAAACACCTCACTAGGATCTGCGTACACGTTCTTCATGATGTGTGTGTATGATCTTGAGTGTATAGTTTCAAAGAAGTCCCATGTAACTATGCAACCTTCTAGTTCTGGATTGCTGACATATGGCAAGAACATAAGACTTGGTCCTCTGCCCTGCACTGAATCCAACAGTGTTTGGTATTTCAAGTTACTTGTGAATATGTGTTTCTGTTCGGGTCTGAAGTTCATGAAGTCCGCTCTGTCCTTCTGTAGAGATACTTCTTCTGGTCTCCAGAAGTAACCGATCATTGTCTGGTTCAACTTGTCGAACTGTGGGTGCTTGAAGTTGTCGTATCTCTGTACGCCACCGTCCTCGCCAAAGAACATAGGCTGTTTAGCGAAGTCAACTTTCCCCTGGTTAAAAACTGTTTTTGTCATAAAAATTCTCTAATGTTAGATTGTACAAGCGTCGCACTCACCGTCGTCGTCTGCGGTTGTACTTATCTGTTCAACTGGATTTTCAGGTTCAAGGATCACATCCTCGCCATCGTCTTCTAGTTGTGTGGCAATGCCCGCTGGTTGTACGTCCTCTTCCTCCCCTTTGAAATCGTATGTGTTCTGATAGTAACTTGTTTTCCAACCAAGTTTGTATGCTGTGAGCATGTCCTGTGCCATCGCTGACAGAGGCACTTCGTTGTTCTCATAGTGTAATGGGTTGTATGACCAGTTGCCTGATATTGCTTGATCAAAATATTTCTGCATCATAGCAACAACATTGATGTAACCTTCGTTGCTTGGCATGTCCCATAGTAAAGTGTAATCATTTTTAAGTTTAGGGAACCCTGGTGCTATCTGCTTCAGAGGACCTTTCTTGCTTTTCTTGATTGCCATCAATGCTCTTGGTGGTTCGATACCGTTTGTCTCGTTTGAAACTACCGAACTACTCTCACTTGGCATCTGTGCTGACAGTGTGCTGTGTCTTAAACCATACTTGGCTATGTCTTTTCTCAAACTCTCCCATGCCATTCTCTGTTTGTGTGGCACAATCTCGTCAATCTCTTTCTTGTAGTGATCAATTGGTAACAGGCCGTCTGCGTATTTTGTTCTTTCGAATCCTTCACACTTGCCTTTCTCCATTGCTATGTTGCAACTTGCTCTCAGAAGATTGTATTGGAATGCTTCAGTTAGTCTGTCAACTAGATCCCATGCTTTAGGATCAGAATACTTAACACCATTCTTGGCTAGGTAGTGTGCAAGTCCAATGTAACCAATTCCGAGACTTCTTCTTTTCTTTGTTGATACTTCTGCGGCCTTAACTGGATAATCTTGATAGTCTATAATTTGTTCTAATGCTCTAACGCTAAGGTCACAGATGTTCTCCAGTTCGCTTAAATCATTTAGTCCACCAACATTAACCGCTGAAAGAATACAGAGTGCAATCTCTCCTTGCTCATCATGTATGTCTTGTATGGGTGTTGTTGGTAGTGTGATCTCTTGACACAAATTACTCATTGAAACTTTGTCTTTGAATGAACTGTGTGAGTTACAGTGATCCAAATTCATTATGTAGATACGTCCTGTCTCTGCTCTCTCTTTTAATAAATCAAAAAACAAGTCCTGTGCTGGAACAGTTTTCTTTGGAATAGTTTTGTCTGCTTCGTACTTCAAGTACAAGTCATCAAACTCCTCGGTACCAAATGCATCGTAAAGTCCGGGAGCCATGTGTGGAGAGATAAGAGTGATGTCTTCCTCGTTCATAAATCTCTCATAGAACAATTTAGAAATTTGTATTGAGTAATCCATACGTCTCACTCTGTTGTCCTCTGTGCCTTTGTTGTTTTTTAATACTAGTATGTCTTCTATCTCTGGGTGCCATATTGGGAAGTGGACAGTTGCGTTTCCGCCACGCACACCATTCTGTGTACAGCATCTCACAGTTGATTCGAATTTCTTTAGGAACGGAATGACTCCTGTGTGTTGGACCTCCCCTCCCCTGATCTTAGAGTTAATGCCTCTGATACGTCCTGCGTTGATCCCTATGCCTGCTCTCCTGGCAACATATAATCCAATGGCCATATCGCTTGAAAAGATACTTGGCAGAGTGTCGTCACTGTCAACAAGTACACAACTTGCAAATTGTCTGATAGGTGTCCTCACTCCTGCCATCACTGGTGTTGGAATGTTTATCTTGTGCTGTGATATCGCATCGTAGTATTTCTTAACGTAACTCATTCTTGATTTAGTTGGATACTCCGCGAACAGTGTTGCCGCGATCATCATGTACATGTCCTGTGGAGTCTCATACAGTTGTCCTGTGCTTCTGTCCTGCACAAGATACTTGTCGCATATCTGTCTCAAACCTGCATATGTGAATTTGAGATCTCTGTCTCTACGTATCCATGTGTTGAATTTCTTAATTTCTGTCTTTGAATACTTGTCTAGTATGCCTTTGTCATACACACCTGATCTGATGTTCCTTAAAATTAATTTTAATAATGGAATGTATTCGTATTGTCCGTGTGCTTCCTTCCTTACGTCATAGGAAAGTAATCTTGCCGCGGCGTACTGGTAGTTGGGTGCGTCTAATGAAATAAGATCGTTGGCCGATCTCACTAGAACGTTCTGAATATCTTTTGTTGTCATGCCATCATAGAACTGTATGTTGGCATTCATTTCTATTTGTGACGACGACACACCAGACAGACCTTCACAGGCCTCCTCAACGACGAAATGGATTTTATTGATGTCAAGGATCTCCAGCCTGCCATCTCTTTTTTGAACTTTGATCGTACTAGAGTTGGTGTTGGGCATTAAGGTTTTATATTTTTTGTGTTTGAGTTTTGTTTTTGTTGTATCCATATTTATCTAAATCCGTGTGTTTAACTTTTTTTGTGTTTGTCTGTCACCTGTCATACGAATAAAATCACAGCGTCGTTATGTAATTTTATAATGTACTAATATTACGACAAAAAAAGTTTTCTGTCTATCTGTTTGTGATGTTTATGCTAAGATTGTTGTTTGGTAATCTATAGTTGCCGCCGTACCTGTATTGGTAGTTGTAAATTTCAACGCAACTGTTTCCGATCCTGCTGTGGAATCTTTGTTGTCAAGTACTGCTGTCAGGTCCACCCCAACGTCAGTTCCACTTTCTGTGTAGGTGTCATCGAAACTCACACCGTTGGTAGAAGCACTCACTACCATTTCACCTGTCCTGTCAAGTGTACCCCTAACAATTTTGTAAACAACTTTCAATCCTTTACCTGCTAGTGCCGGGTATTCATTGAATGTGGTGGCCGCCGATGTGTTGTTTGCTAGAGTCTGTGATTTGATCGCTTTGGTCTGTACGCCAATACCTTGTAATTCCGGTGCGGCATTCAATTCTGAACTACCGTCCGATCTTCTTAGATCAGTTCTTTCAAAGAAGTCCATTATAGAACTACACTCATCTTGGTCATAACGAAGTACTGGTACTTCTCTGATCGATCCAACACCTTCAAAGTTGTTGGCTACATCTTTTGCGTACCAATTTCCACTTGAGATTATGTTCCTTGATGGTGCCTCAACTGTCTGTTGTGCCTTGACGTATATTGCTTGTTGACTGATGGTGCTCCAACTGTTCCCTATGAATTGTATGTCTCTTGGTCCAACGGTCATACCATTGGTTGTAGAACTGTCCCACTCGTCTCCTATCAATGCTCCGTAATAGGCAGTGTTGAAATCACAATCATTAAATCTAACATTTGTTGCATCAAAACTCATGTCAACTAATCTTGCAAATTTAGTGAACTGGCATTGATTGAAATATATTTTTTCACACGGCAGAGCAGTGGTAGAAGTCACTGTAACACCTTTAGATGTTGATGCATCCGCTGGGGACGTCGTTGCATAGGATCCTAGGAATTTACAGTTGTTGAAGTAAACTTCCTTGGCACTGTCTAAAGACACACCGCCATAAGCGACTGTGTTCCTGATTGTCATGTTTGAAATTTGTATTTGGTTGACCTGGGCAGTTATATTAAGACCTACATTACCTGCGTTGTCCTGTGTTACCATAACGGCATTATTGCCTGAATTCCTTATAATAGTTTTGTCTGGGCCTTCTCCAACCAAGTGTGCGTATGGTGGTATCTTAAGTGCGGCATTGATTCTGTAAGTGCCTGCCGGGAAGAAAAGCACCCTCCTTGATCTTGTGTCTGTTTTATCTGTGTCTATGTAAAGTTCATCGATAGCATTTTGTATTGCAGTAACGTCTGCTGTGCTGTCATCACCTGTGGCACCAAAGTCTTTGACTGACACGTAATCATCTAGTCTCTTTTGTAAAGTTCTTGCCTGTGATAAGGTAACAGGTGTGCTGTTTCCCAGGTAACCCTGATATGTGTGATTAAGTGCTGTCGTGAATGCTGAACTGCCTGATGTGACTATTTCCGTGTTGCCCACTGCTGGTGCACCATCCGACACTGTTCCGTTTCCAATGAACAATCGTTGTTCGTCTATTACCCAACCCAGTTCTCCCGCGGCCAATTGCGGTAGATCCGTACGTTTTCCACGTCTGTGCTGTATTCTTGAAATTTGAACTATTGGCATATAGCGTTATTTATTAAAGGAAGTTGCAGTTGTTAAATAGGTTTTATGTCAAATATGATAGTAGCAAACGGATGCTCTTACGTACAAGAAGCATATCTACAACCACAAGATAGATGGACTACTAAATGTGGCATAAGCACTAATCTTGCACACGGCGGCGGATCTAATGAACGTATCTTTTACACGACAATCGAACACCTTAATAATCACACAGTTGATTCTTTGATTATAGGGTGGACCAATGTAGACAGATTCATGTTGCCTAATACTAATGGCAGTAGAATAATTGTCACACCAATACACACATTTGATGAAAACCTAGGTGGAGATTACAGCAACTACTCAGAATTTTATTACAAGAACTGTCATAACAGTTATACTAGTCTAGAAAGAACTTTGCATTACATGTTACATCTACAAGATTATTGTAAGCAGAAAAGAATAAAATTATGGTACTTCAACGCATTCTTGCCAGACATTGATGACAAGTCTTTAGAAAATTATTCAAAAGATGCATTCATGTCAATAGAAACGGAAGACATGACACGAATGGGTGTAGCCTTCAATAAAAACAAATTAAAGAAATTAATCGAAAAATTAGACAAAGATATTTGGATAAAAGATTTTTGGTACTCATTAAAAATACACACTAAAGATTTCCCTAAGGAGAAGGATGGACACCCTGGTATAGAAGGTAGTAATCATTGGGCAAATCTTGTTAAGAAATATCTATAGAATTTTTTTATAATACTCTTCTAGTTTAGCATACCACTGCCCAACCCAGTGATCGTAGTTTTCTATGTCAAATGTTTGATATTCGTTGTTCTGGGTGCATATGAATATACGACCGGTCTTTATCTGCGTGTCATACATCTTGTTGTGTGCTTCGGAGTAAGCCACCAGTTGTAGGAAATAATCTTCTACCCACTCTTTCTTCTTGAGTCTACGTGCCTGTTTGAAGTCCATTATTGCAGGAGCATCTTTATACACACCTACTAGGTCGGTGGTTCCGGCGTACAGTTCCGGATAATACAGTGAAACCTCTGACCCCCACACCTCGCTGACATTGTTTAGTCCGTTGTCTATGATAACGTTGGCCATCTTGTGTGCCTTCTGCTGAATTAGATTGGAACCCGGAGTCCTGTCCTCGCCCTTCACATGCTTTTCAAGGCTACGGTGCATGACCGTTCCTATGTTTGCACTCTCTGTTGTTATCTGTTGTGCCTTCTCCACACCTATTCTCTTTCGCCAAGCGTGTAGATGTGTCATGTCCTTTGTGGCACTCAGCACTGTGGTCACGCTGGGCACCTGTCTGCCATCTGGTGTTTCATAATGCCGTTTGTGATTTTTTGTTACTCTCGATAACTCGTCGTAAGGATATTTTTGGATATAGGTTATTCCCTTTTCATCAAGGACATCCTTTGGTATTTTCATTATTATATTTTATATGGTATTTTTTATAATGTCAACTACTTACGTCTATTCATTGCAGACTTGGCCATCTTCTTGACGACGTCAGTGCTACCTTGATCGTCGTAGTCCATGGCAGGATCTTTGTCTGCTTCTGCGTCTGTTTTTACAACAATCTTTTCGTTGTCGAAGTCTGCTACTACGTTCTGTAGGTCACCATCTGCGTCATAAATCCTCTTGAACACATCATAGTTGAACGCCGGGTAACCTGTGTTGCTCATGATCTGTTTTACAGCGTCCATGCTGATGTCTGTGGCCTGATCTTTCTCGTCAGCGTCGCCCTTCATGTTCAACAGAATGTTGATCAATGCTGACTCTAGGTCTGTATCGCTTTTGTTGAATTCGAAAAATCTCACAGGACTACTTTCCTGCTAGTTTACTGAACAATCTGTTTGAAGCCTCGAATACTTCTTTTGATTCTCTTTGCTCTCTGCCCTCAGGTTCCGTTCCGCCCGCTTCGGCATCAGAGGCTCCAAACTCATCTGTCTCTGCATCCGCTTCTGAGTCCAGTGAGTCTAGATCTGTGTCCATGTCCATCGTGTCATCGGCGCCCATAGGGTCTGATGCAACTTCTTCTCCGGTCAATATTCTTACACCGTTGTCTAGCTCTTGTCTAGTTGTCGTTAAAGTGGCTTCCGCCTGTTCAATCGCTGGTTGGATTTTATTTAGAAATGCGTCTGCCTTCTCGGCACCCATTTCGTCTCTGATTCTGTCTACTAGTTCTAATGCACCTTCTGTTTTCATTGATGCTAGATCTTCTAAGTAGCCTGTGACCTTGTCCATCATGTCTTTGGCCGCTAGTATTAATTCTGATTGTTCTTCTACACCTTCATTCACTGATTCTGCAGGAACTGTTTGTCCTTGTAATATAGACATTAACTTTTTCTTTGTTGCTGGATCTGATGCTAGTTGTTGGAACTGTTTCATAAAGTCTGTCTTCATTGTTGGAGCACTTTGTTTTTGTGCTGGTGCTTGGAATCTAAAAGTGTCTTGTACAGATTTCATTAGAATGTCGTCTACTTGTTTTTTGTTTAAAACTTTTCCCGGAGGACCTTTGGGTGTCCTGTCTGTTTTGTATCCTTGTTTCTGTAAGAAAGATTGTAAATCTGTAACCGTTAATGCATCTGCATCACCACCTGTTTGTCCTGCGTATCTACGTAGTTGCACATAAAGTTCTCTCGCTTTTTTATCTGCTTGTAGAGATCCTTTCAATCCTGCCGCTGTGCCTTTCATGCCAACTGCTCCGGCCGCCTTTGCTCCAAGTGATTTTAATCCTCTTTTTATCAGGCCTGCACCAGGTACTTCATTTAGTTCCGCTTCATTGTCTAACAGTTTAGATGCCGCTTCCCTCTCGTCTGGACTTAATGCTAATCCCTTACGAAGTTTGTCTTTGATTGGTGCCGACGCTTTATCTAACACTGGGTTAGTATCACCGCCATACTCTGCAAGTTTCCTTTCGGATATTGCCTGGTTGATGATGTCCAACATCATTTGATTCTTTTGATAGTTGTCGTTTTTTAATTCTTGTCCAAAATGTGTGTTCTGTGTAATCTCGTGTATTTTCGTTCTAACGTGGTTTGCGTAATCTTGCAATTCTTCTTCTTTGAACTGTGATAGATCCATTGTCATGTTGAATCTACTTTCGAATTCTTTCAGTAATGATTCTGTAGTAATTGGTTTTGTAAGGTCTAAGCTCTTCATACTGTGTTTATTTATTATCTATGTGCCGAACGTGTCATTAAAGATCTGCTGTATGTTGCCCTTGCACTCGTCCGCTAGGCGGTTAGCGACATCCAATCTGTCCCAATACACATCTTCCATCTGTTCGTCCTTGTTCTTCTGTGCTTCCTTTATCATGCGTTTGGCACTCTGTATGTCGAACAGTTGTGAGGCATGTTTGGCATCCACGTCCAGTATGTTGTTGGGTATGTTCTTGCCGTCCGCCAGGTAGTGTGCCACCAGTATGGCGGTCTGCTTAAGATTGATGTCTTCGTGAAGTAACTTTGCTTCCATCATGTCTGCTATCACATAGACATACCTCGTGCCTGTGTGTTTCTTTGGAACGATCGCTATGTTGCCTATGAGGATGCCTTTGGAGAACTGTTTGGGTAGGTGCTGGAATGGTCTACGTGCTTGTTCCTTGTGTGCCAGATCCGCAAGTTTGCTCTTCAGCCCATAGGCCTCGATCTGTTTTACCAGTTCTGATTTATTTTTTCCTGTCATTTGCAACAAACTTTATCTTCCTATTTAAAGCATATTGCGTGTGGGTGTCAAGTTTCTTACGCACGAACACCGCCTTGTCCGCCAACTTCTTGGCTCTGTCGGCATCCTCCAATGACAGTTGGTCACTCCTGAACGATTCAAGTGCGTGAGCCTTTATAAATTTTACGTCTGTGTCTGTGACATAGACCTTGGCCTTGGGTGCTATTTGTATGAACATGTATTGGTAATGTTAGCCTGGCATCTTCATCAGGATCACTACCACTGTTGATAGTAAGCCTGCGACCACTGTGCCCGCTGTTGCTATGATTGTCTTCTGACTGCTCTTGTGACTGACCTGTTGATCTTCATTCATCTTTTGTAGACGAATCTCGATGGCGCTCAGTCTATCGTGTAATCCTTTGTATCTCTCTGAACAAAGGTCCACGTGTGCTTCAAGGTTCTGTTTCTCTAATTCTGTTGTACTCATATATCTTTGTAAATCTCTTTTGAGGATTTGTACCTCCGTTAGTAGAGCCTGTAGATGAGCCTGAGAAAGTTTGTGCCTTAATGTACTATTATTTATCAGTAGGACCGGCGTATGAAAAGTACGTGTTTATGACACCGCCCGCAAGTGCACCAATGATCTTCTGCCTGTCTGTGCCTTGCATTTCTTTTGTGACGAAAGTGTGTATGGGTAGGTGTGCCGTGTTCATACAGTCGGCAACAATAGGTATGAGGCTAAAGTCCTCCACCAGGCTCGCCGTTGGGTCAACAAAATCTCCATAAACTCCTGACTGCTCTGTGAAGAACTGAAAGTGCCATGTCGTGTGTTTGCCCTCGTAGTAGGATCCGAATGCGTGATTGCCTAGGTCAGGCAGTTCCATTTTTTGTGGTGTGTGATCCCATGTGATGTTACCCCTCATCTGCAGTAGTTGTATCAGTGTTGAGAAGTTGCTGTTCTGATTCCTAGCGATGGTCAGTGAGTGCTTGTCTTGTATCTGATTACCTGCTGTGGTTGTGAATGGGAACTGCTTTTTGAGATTGCCGTTGTCGGTTATGTCCACTAGGGTGTGTATTCTGTACTCGTGCATATCGATATTTAAGTCATAAAAAAAGGGCGAACCTAATTAAAGATCCGCCCCTTTTTGGTAAACTACCTAACGTCTGTATTATTATACAGCCGCCGCAGTTAAGATTGCTACATCAGTTGCTGTTACTGTCGCACCCGAAATGGTTGCTGTAACTGAACCTGCACCGTTCAACGCTCTGATGGCATCTCTTAAAGTGTTTCCACTTATTAGAGTACCTAAAGAGTCTGTTCTAACTGTGTAAGTTTTCTGTGTGTTTGAATCAGCCAACGGTCCTTCTGAAAGGATGTTGATGTACGATCCGATAACTGCTCTTGTCGCCTCTAAACCTGCTGTTGCAGATCCAGATGATAAGTCGCTAGTTTC